AAGCATACAATTGAAATATTTAGTGAAATGGATTATTTAAAATAGAACTCATAATTTTTCTTACATGAACTTTACTGATTCGCCTTTCAAAATCAGCAATTGTAAAAGTTTTTTCTAGTTTTGTGAGTGGAAAATGATTCATTATTTTCCAAGTATATTTTGGTGAGTTTATGATCTTTTTTCGCATAATTCAGAATGATCTAATTTCAATATATCATAATTTGGTTAAAACAGATTGAACATCATGTTAAATAATATAATTAAATTAGATGGATGTAGAAACTAAAAATTATGTGGATTCTATGTTTAATCAACTAACACAAGAATTTAACTACACATTAGGTCCTAGAATTAAGGCAGATATGGAAAATGTTCAGAAACGTGTATCTAACTTGGAAAAAGCAATTAAGTCTATTGAAGACACAATAAATTATCATTGGAAAGTTATACATAGTATTGCAGATGAAGGTAATTTCAATATCCCACATAGATAATCCACTTTACTCAATATTTTAGTGATCTTCCAAAAGGTAACTAACCACACCATACATGTTATCTTAAAAATAGATGGAACTACACAGGTAAGAAGGCTGTGTTAATATGATAGTTTTGAGAGTATTTTAAAATTCTGATCGTAATGACTAGGAGTAAATGAGAGTATGATCTATTCAAATGATTGATCAATCTTAATTCACATATTTCCTAAATGTTAAAAATCACTATAATGGTTAGATGGATTTTGGTATGTGTAGAACTAAAGAATTTTTAGCAGGAATCACTTCAGTTTCAGTTCCTGTTCTGATTTTATTTGCAGGTGTTATGTTTCCAATGATAAATCAAAATGTAGATGCTATTACTGAAAACAGTGTAGAAATTGTTAAAGTCGATACAACATTATTAAATTTGAATAAATCTATTGATAAATTGGATGCAACAATTACAAAACTTGATGATAGACTAGATAAAATTGATTTAGTATTATGTGATTTATCAAATGGTTCTAATTGTTGAGTTGATCTATTCAAATTAATTCCTAATACGCCCAAATAATTCCTTTAATACAAAATTTTTTATTTTATACGTTGAGTACTGTATCATCTAGTACATCTAATGTACACTATATTTTTGAAAATGAAATAAAAATTATCAAAGGAGTACCGCTAATAGAAATATCAAAACTAAAACTACATCCTAACAATATCAAATCACATTCAGAAGATCAAATTAATAATTTATGTAAATTAATGAAGATAGTAGGATTCAAAGATCCTATAGTAATTGATAAAAAATTTGAAGTAAAGGCAGGACATGGAAGATTACTTGCAGCACAACAACTTGGAATGTACAAAGTCCCCTATATTCTACTAGAGGGATTAACCAAAAAACAGATGGACTTGTTTATGTACATGGATAATTACATTAATGAATCTCCATGGATTGAGGATAATGTACAATTACTCTTAGAAGATATGCCTACAACTTTACTAGATAATTTTGAGGTAAATTGGGATGATGTAATGACTATAGAACCTACTGAGGAAACAGATGAAATTCCTGAACCTCCTGAAAATCCTAAATCTAAACTAGGTGAGATATATCAGTTAGGCAATCATAGAATTATGTGTGGAGATAGTACTGATTCTAAAAATATTGGACTGTTAATGGATACAAAAAAGGCTCAAGCTGTAATTACTGATCCACCTTATGGATTAGGAGGTTATGCTGGTAGATCAGGAAAATTTGAAAAAATGAAAGGAGATAATGAAGATGTAACTAAATTCTATGCCGCAATTGATAGAACCATACCTGAAATCTATATGTGGTGTTCATGGTCCTATCTACAAAAATCAAAAGAAACACCAAGAGACATCATAGTATGGAAGAAGAATAACTTTGGCATGGGTAGAGGGTATAGAGGCCAATATGAAATATGTCTCTACTTTGGAAAGTTTAGTGGCTCTGATTCAGATGTATGGGAAATAGCTAAAGATAATGTATCAGGTTATAAACATCCAACACAAAAACCTGTAGCACTAGGAGTTAGAGCAATAAAGAATAGCACAAAAAGAGGCGAAATTATTATTGATTACTATCTTGGCTCAGGCAGTACTCTAATCGCATGTGAGCAAACAAACAGAATATGTTATGGTATGGAGTTGGACCCTGCATACATTGATGTAATAATTACTAGATGGGAGAATTACACAAATAATAAAGTAAAGTTAATAAAAAAAGAAGATTAGTTCTTTTAAAAAACCATTTAAAATAATTCCTAATAGTTACAATTAATTCCTTTACACAATGGAGCTATCTGACCAAGAGCTACTAATGACGCAAATATCTGCGTTTCATTTATCAGAAAAACAAGGTATGGATCTGTTTACAAAATCAAATGACTCGATATCTATCTCTACATATTACAGAATTAAAGGAAAGGTAAACGCATTAACTAAAAGAAGACTAGTAGATATTGCAAAAGAGTTACCTGAAGAACATCTAAAGACACTAGATAAGATTAATCTAATTGAACAAAAGCTTGTTGCAAAAATGCTTGATCCTACCAACTCTAATATCAATATGGCAAGGATTGCAAAAATTATTGTAGAAATACAACCTTACAAGTCAGCATACCAAGAGGGGGCAAAGTATGCATTACAGGAGCTAGAAAAGCGTGAACTGGAACAAAAAGATAATTATCTATCAATCCTGGCATGAGAAAAATGAGGCTTATCAAAAAGAACAAGCCTTAGTTAGAAAACAGATTAATCAAAAATCACAACAAGAGCTAGAAGAAGAATTACCATTACTACCTAAAGATAGAGTACAGTGGGAATATTACTGCAGACCATTTATCAAAGGTGAGCCAAACAGATTAAAATTTATGCCAATGCTGCAAGATGTAGTTAAAGATCAGCATCCATTCAAATTTTTACTGTGGGGAAGGCAGTGGGGAAAAACTACAATGATTGCCTCAGACCTTGCATATGCTGCAACTATAAACTATGATTATGACCAGACATACTTTAATTTCAAGCTAGATGCATTACGAACTTTTTCAAATAACAAATTCAGACAAGATGTGTTTGGTACACCACCATTATCAAAGTACATCAAAACTACTGGTCCAAACTACGGTTCAATGAACAAAGTCGAGACATACACTCGCTCCATAATAGATATGCTATTACCAGGACTTGACTGGCAAAACTCTCAAGGTAAATCAAACCAGAGAATGGTAATTGATGAGGGACAAGATCATAATTGGGATGGCTTTCAAAACGCAAGAGAGACACAAGCAGATACCATGGGGGATACAATAATTGCAGGAATTGGTGGATACACTGATACAGTATATCATTACTTGTGGAAGTCTACAAACCAAATGCAATATTTATTCAAGCGTGGTGAGAATTATTCAGGCTATGAAAACATGTCATGGCGTGCAGATTTACAGTTTAATGGAGAAGGATTAGTTTATGATGATTATCTACTAGATGTACAAGATGGACGATGGACACCTGATGCACCAGATATATTTGCAAGACACGGATACTATTTACCGCAGACACTAAATGCTAGAATCCCACTAACCATATCTGATGCAGTTGAGAAATATCATGTCTCCCCTGAATGGTCAATAGAGTACAAGCTAAAAGATCTCAATTACACTAACTTAGATTTTAGACGAAATGTAATGGCAGAGTTTGTTGAAGGGGAATTAAAGCCAATTACCACAAAGGATATGCTAAATCTATTTGATAATACAGTACATCTTACTCCATCAGAGACAGTAGACTTTGAGGCAGGTCCAATTATTATTGGAATAGATTGGGGTGGTGGTGGCAAGACTATTTTATGGATATGGCAATGCATTGATGAGACAGCTCCAATTTTTAAATTACTATGGGTTGAAAAAATAGAAACAAATGACACAAAAGAGCAAGAACAAATTTGTTTTAATTTAATAGATGCATACGAAGCTGATTTTATTCAGATAGATGCAGGGGGAGCACCAGATAGAGTACAGGCAATACAGAAGAGATATGGTAATAGATCATCACGAACCACATATAACGTAAGGCCAGAAATGCCATTACCTACAAAGAAGGAATATCGCAAATACAAAAAAGAGATGCGCTATGTAATTGATAGAACATTTTCCATAAATAGAATAATTGATTTGATAAAACATCCACATATTGATGGCGAGTTTGCATCAAACAGGATGATATTGCCTGGTGCTGATTATGAATTAATCAAGTGGATAATAAAACAATTTGTAGCAGTAGAAGGAGAAAAGACATTTTTAAAATCAACTGGTCAGCAATACATCAAGTATATTCACAAAGATTCAGAACCTGATGATGCACTACACGCATGTAACTATGCCTTTATTGGATGGGATAACTATACAAACAGAAACAAAAATCATTATTCTACAAACATAGATTATTCTCATAATGATACTTCTTTTGATATGGATGATTTGACATAGTTGGTTATCGTTTTAGAAATTTAAATGCATAATAAAATGTAATAATACAAAGAACTAGTGAGCCTATTCCAAAAAGTATGAAAGAGCTTAATCCTATATAATTATGAAAAATACTAAAAAAAACACTTGCACTATAATAAAGAGAAACTAATCCAATAAACAAATATGCTATACCCAAAGATTCTTTGTTCATAAAATATGAAAAAATATTCTTATGTATTAATATTATCCATATGATACAATGGAGCAAGCACCCTCACCTAAAAGAAACAAACGACTAATAAAAGGAACATCTCATGTTGGTGGTGCAATGATTACTAGAGAGGTATCATTAATGGATGGTCTTAAACTTGACAAGCATGGATTGACTTTGAGAGATTATAGTTAGTATTTGTAATCCATTTCACAGAATATTTTAGTGATCTACCAAAATTGTGATCAATTCAAATAGATTAGAATTTTAAATAATATACTGTAGCATATCAGGTCATTTATGACTGTACCAAAAGCACTCAAGCTATTGGATTGGTGGATTGCTCAAAGAGAAAATGTAATCAAGAAACTTTTCTCAGATTGTACAGACTCTGAAGTAATGACAACTATACATGATTCTGAAAAAACTATAATTGCAAATTTAAAATTGATAAGAGCACAACTAGTTCCTAACTGCAAACACCCAAAAAAAATGCAGGATACTTGTGGTGGCATCAAATACTGTATGGATTGTAATACGGATCTATAATGAATAAAGAATTCAAAGAATTAATAAAAAGACTAGATGATCCACCAGAACATACCAAAGGAATTACTTTGAGTGATGGCACAAAGCTTGAAGCATTGCTAGTTTGTGTTTGGTGTTTTTCATATGGTTCAGCAAACTGGAGTTTTTGTGCTCATTGTGGCAAAAAGAACAAAAAGCTATCTGATGTAACGAGACGAGAGATTATTCTCAAGAGAATAAAAAAATTACAAAAACCATAATATTTCAGTTGCTAAAAGGTTTGTGATCAATTCAAATGATGATTAGTTTTAAGTAATTTTAGTCATTACATAATTGTGGGTAAAATAAATAATGAAATTGAACTATGTATTAAAAATTTGAAAACTCTTTCTGTTATTGTAACGTTATTTGAAGATAATAAAAAATGACTGATGCCTCTTTAGAAGTAACTAATGAGATTATACAATTGAATATTGCGATGACCGAAGTAAAAAATACCGTTAAATCAATACTTAGTGAATTAAAATAATCCATTTAACCAATATTCGTCATCTACCAAAAGGCTAGTAATCATAATATTTGATAAAATCGATAGTGTGATGTTACCAGATTCTGAAGGATCTAATTTATTGATCATATTTAATAATATGATATTATATTTTTAATTATGAAATTAACAAGTTTTAGATTACAGAATTATAAAAGATTCAAAGATACAGGTTGGATAAAGATTGATGATTTAACAGCGTTTGTAGGTAAAAATGAATCTGGCAAATCCAGTCTTTTCAAAGGTTTATCAAAATTTAACCCTTCTGATAATTCTGAAT